CAACTACATGTTTAACACGAGCATAATTCCAACCGTATTCATTTTGGTCGTTTGGATGAACTTTCCATGTTCCTGTTCTGTGTTGAAATGTGTCTAATTCTGTTGTATCTGGGAATTGCGCACTTGCTGTGTTTGAAAGTGTAAATCCAGATCCATTTGCATTTATAAATGTACCTGACGTTACAGATGTTAAATCAACTGAATGAATATTACTTCCATTTAATTCTAATTGCAGTGTTCCTAAGTTTGCATCACCAAATGCATTGGCAGGATAATTAATACCATCTGCTGTAACGTCTTCATTTAAATCACCATCAATAGTAGTTGACCCATTAAATACACCTCTTCGTAAATCATTACCTGCAGATGTTACTGTAAATGTTCCGTCTTGATCTACTGCAGATAAACTTCCAATTCCTGATGCTGATACATATCCTGATACATCAAATGACGATCCAAATGATAATTCTGCAGATACGCCAGTGTCATTGCCATCTATATCATCTAAGTCTGGGGCTGGTGCAGGTGATAATGCCTTAAGTATTTCGTTGAATCTGTCTACTGCAGTACCAATCGTTGTTGTTGTTGTAAAGTCAGTAAATAACCCATCTGTATATGTACCATCTTCTGCATCTCCTATTGCTCCTTGTCCATTTGATACTGGCGATGTTATTGCTACGTGGCTTCCTGTATAATCTGCTGCTCCTGCGCCAGTTCCTGTAACAGTTGCTTTTAATTCATATTGTTGCCCCGAACTAGAATCATACCAAAGAATTCCATCTAAATATGTTCCGTGAGTACCTGTTGTTATTGATGGAAGACCGCCGCCACTTAAAAATTTTGTTACCGGTTCATAGTCTGATACACCCCCGATAAACGCTATCTCTATATCTTGAGTTCCGTTTGGGCCATCTGCATTATGAATTGACAATGAGCCAGTTGCTAAAACAAATTCACCTCTATATATAGGATCAATGTTTTTTAAGTTGTCTAATCCACCTCGTTTATGTTGAATTACTTGAGCCATGTTGTTACAAATCCTTTATTTAATATAAATATCAACTGTTACGGAACAATCGTCTTACCATTTCCAGTAGGAAAAAATCCTGCATCGATGATTCCTAAAGTACTACCTGTGGCAGCAGTTTCGATGTTAACACCACCTACAATATCAACAGAGGCACTATTAGGTAATGGGCTATCATTAGACCCTGATATAGATAAAGATCCTGTTAATTGTAAATGTTTTGCAAGTTGTTTACCTTTCAATCTACGTGCCATTATGACCATCTCCCATTTACAATTATTATATCATCTGATTCAATTGTGTATCCTAATGTGTTAGTATCGAATACGATTGTTTGTGTACCGCTCGTTGTAGGTGTCCAATTATATGCTGCTTTATCAATATACTGACCATTAATATAAATGTCAAATTCTGCTTTAGTTGCTGATAAAGAAGTTGTTGGATTAATTATAGCTGCGCCTGACACGGTAACTGTAGTATCACTCGAATATGATGCTTGTTTTTCTGTTAAATTAACTAAATATGACATTGTAGCTGCATCTATAGATGTTCCGCTTCCGCCGCCTGATGATGAAACTGTAACAGATCCTCCGGCAAGTACTTGTGATTGGAATCGAAGTAGTTGTTCTGGGATGACAGTTGTTGAAAACAAATCTAATCCAACATCTATAACTGTATCAAATCTTACTCGCTTAATTGAATATGCTTTTTGAATAGTTGATAATCTAAATTCTTGTTCTGCTAACAGAGTTCCTTTAACTGTTAATGATGTAGTTGCTCGCACTAAACGATCTTCCCCTACAGTATTCAATGTTTCAAAGGTGAACGCTCGCATATGAGTCTGATACTTGTTTTGTTCGTTACCCCACGCAAACCCACCGTACGGCATAAATTGTTCTACTAGTTCATTCATTTGTGTAGTGAAATCTGTCCACAACATTAAATCATATTCTATATCAACATACTCAGGAATATTAATCGCATATATCTCTTTTGACTCTTCTGGGCTATTTACTGGTATAGGAAATAATTCATCTTCATAACGATTTCTTTTGTTGTATTTTGCTCTGTAATACATTTGATTGCCAATACCATCGATTGACGTTGGTCTATTAGTGTCAAGTTTTTTAAGTTGGTCTCGTTCAGTCATTGTGTTTCTTTTAAGAACAACTAACGGAGACTGAAGCATTCCTTTTTCATCTCGCAAATAACCTAAACGACGTACACTATCCCATTTTTCTCCATTTGCAAAAATTACTGGTACATTAATTAATTCGTTGTTATGTGTAACTTGTGGTTGTATTTCATTTTCTACAAACCATTTCATTGCAAAGTCTATATCATACAATGTACGACGCGGAGTTCGAATTACATCATCATCTCTCCTGATTTGTGTAGCTCGATTCAATATTAAATCTTCTCTAGGTGTTTCAGTTCTAGATGGATTTGGTTTATTTGTTTTTCGATCGATATTTTCTCTGTTATATCTTGGCATCAATGTCCTTTATATGTTTGATCGTTTGTTGTTCCACCAAACCGAATATTTCGAATTGCTTGTGGTGTTTGTCTTGTTGCATGTGCATCACAAACAATTGAAACGCTAAATCCATGACTGTCGCCATTTGGCCATGTTTCTGGATTCTTACCAGCTAAATATTGATTTGCATCAACATTGTCTAATTCATAATATTCATTGTCCCAAAATGCAATATCGCCAACTTCTGGATAAAATCCTGATTTTTCTGATGTATCTCGTGATATTGCAAATTGCATTGTTCTTGTATAACTATGTCCATAATCATCTTGACTTGCATTTTTACCTTCTTTAGTAATAAGTGCAGGAATAAGTATAGATTGATAGAATGACTTCTTATCTGATTCTCCGTATAAATTAGAATTAGATTCTTCTACAATAAGTTTGTAGAATTCAATTTCAGTATCAACGACTTGATTCATTATCTCTGAATTGATTGATGCCATAAACTTTGCATCGCGCTGCGTACCGAATAATGCCATTCTGTTATCCTATATATAGTTTTGTAGGGACTTTAGATAAAACGTTCATTGAAGCTTCATCTTCTGTAGCTTGTCGTTGTAACATACTCTCTCGTGTCATTTTCCCTAAAAATTCTCTTAACTGTGTTATCAAATCACTTTTCTCAGAAGCAGCTTCTGATACTAATTCTGAACCATTTAATGTTACTTCTGAATTCGGAATAGGTACTGTGCTATATTTCCCTCGTACTCGACCTAACATTTCTTTTGCGATTGCTAATCCATATCTAAGAATCCAAGCACGCCCCATATCATTAATTGTACTATATTGTTGATAATTATATGGTATATTAGATGCGTCTGATATCACCCCATTTAAAACCGCCGTATTTCCGAATAATAAGGCGTCTTTTGATTTTTCTTCTTCAAATAAAAATTCAAACCAAACTTTTTCAAAATATGGAGTAGATGCATTACCTCGTGCTGCTCCCGGTACTGGGTATATTACGATATCATCGCCGTGTATTTCAAATGAGAAATGTGATTTTCGGATCCGATCGTTAAATTCAATTGACTGAATTCTTAATAAATCAGAATGTATTGGCATCATCATAAAGTTAACTGATGGGGACATTCCTCCAAAATCAAATGAATCTAACAATTGTTGTGATCCTAATCCTGTTCCTACAAATGGATCAAAATATCTAACAATCGCCGGCGGAACTGTGTGAAGTACTCTTTTTATTTCAATTGACGATGTATTTGACAATGACATAGACAATGACGAAGCAACAGCTTCTCGAATAGAATATTTTTGTACTCCTGTTTCTACATTTAAATATGCTTTATGCCACTTAACATTTCCTCCCGAGTCAGCTTCTGTTCCATATGCTTTGGAAAGTTTAGTTATATATGAAAGAGATGTTCCAACAGCTTTTCCGGTCAATCCACCTTGTAAATACTGCGAACCAGTTTGTATACCTAATGTATTAAGCAAGTTATTTGCGATATTAACTTGATTAACTTGATTAGAATATTCAATGATAGCACCTTCAAATGCTGTATAAAAGTTCACATCTTGCAGCTCTACCTCTAATACTGGATATCCTAAATGATTTGCTGCAAAACTTGCAAATTTATCTGCATGCTCTTGAAAAATAGCATCAGAATCAAAATATCCGAAAGGGGTCTTTCCTGGGCTGAAAGATGAACTACCTGGATAAGTTATTGTGTTTTCTGAATAGTCCATACTGATTCTTTATAATAAATATCAGTACCAAAAATATCAATATTCATTTAATAAAGAAAGTACATCATCAAGTGCTGGGTGTCTGTGGTTATCTTTTAATATAATCTTTGTTACATATTCAGACCCTTGAAGTTTAGCAACTTCATGTATTGCAGAATCATTTTTATGTTTTAAATCAATTTGTTGATTATCGCCACATAGTATCATTGTAGATTCTTTCCCTAACCGAGATAATACCATTTGAAGTTGTTGCTTAGTTAAATTTTGAAATTCATCAATTACAACAATTGCATCATCAAAAGTTCTTCCGCGGAAGTGTGTTAAAGATACTAATTCAATACTTTCATCAGATTCCATTTTTGCTAGTATATCTGGTTTATTATAAACCTTTCTCATATTACTTCGTATCGGAACCAACCATGGCTCCATCTTTTCATCTAACGAACCTGGTAAGAATCCGTTATCTTCATTTGATACAGTCGGTCTTGTTATAACAATTTTATTTATTTGCTTTTTGAAAAACATATCTAGTGCAACTTGTACTGCTAACAATGTTTTTCCGGATCCGGCTTTACCTAGTATAAAATTAAATGGATGATTTAATATTTCTGTTTTAGCCGATTTCTGTTCTTCTGAAAGTGTTAATGTAAATTTAACAGGATTCTTGGGTGGGGTTTTTGTTTTATTAATTGGCATAACTTGTTCCTTAAAACAATTTTGTTAGTGTTGTTTCTATTAATTGAACATCATGAAGCGTTTCGATTTTACCTAGAGAAAGTTTTCGAATTGCTTGATATGATTTTTTAGGAGGGTATGGTGTTAGTATTTTAACTGTAATTAATTCTTTACCTCGTCCTAAATCTTGATCTATATTACACATAAGTACCATGCGAATAGCTCGTATTCTGTCTAATACATCTACAAGATTCCCGTCATAACGGATTCTCCATTGCATTGAATATTTAACTCTTGGTGCTGCCATATTATATTGATCCTGTGCTTATCATTAAATAACTACCACTTCTCCATAATTGACCATTCACTGCAGGATCAGAGGTTGGAAGTGATGCTGTATAAAATAAAACCGTACCTTCTGATATAAATTTATCAGTTACTGATACATACGAAATTGAAGCAGATGTACTAGTTAATGTAGTGTCTGTTATTGTCGAACTACCAATTTCAATTCTATCAGCTGACCCCGTACCGTTAATAGTAAAGTCTGTTGCATTGTGTGAAATACTTGCTGATTCAATAGTAACATTATTATATATGTTGCTTATTGATGCTGATGTAGATGTTAATGTAGTATGAATTGATTCTGTTACTACGAATTGTGTTGCAGATCCTGATAAAAATACAACTGGTCCAGATGATATAGTAAATGATCCTGAGATTACTACATCTTCACGTATACTTCCAGATAATACCCCGTATAAATCCGAAGCATGACTCGACGAAATTAATCCGCCTGATGCTATTTCTGCTAAATTAGTTGAAAAGACTCCCATCTGTTTCCTTTATTAATAAATATTCAAATTAATATGTTTTCTTTAATGTAAAAATGTCTGAATAGATAGATGTAGCATCAGTAGCGCCACCAGACCACACTACTCGTACTTCTAATGAATTATCAATAGTAGTATCAAATGTAGTGTTATTGACATAACTAAATATTTCAGAAACAAACGCATCAGATGCATCTTTTCTGTATTGGAATGTTCCAACTGTTCTAATTTCAGCAGTTCCAGCACCACCTATTTCATTAATTGAAAAGTTTAGTGTCAATCTCCAATTTTGATTATCAGCGCCAGCCGTTGTGATTACACCAGTATCTCCTAATACAACATTATCAGTTCTAACTTGAATATCTAGTTCATCTCCATTTTGTGCAAATATTGTACCAGCCATTACTGCTTCAAATGCATCACCTTTTTGGAATCCATTTGCAGGTACTGAAAGTGTTCCTATACCACCATCAATTAAACTACCTGATATATGTGTACTACCAGATACTGGTGTTGATGAACCTGTTTGATTAAACAATCCGTAATTGTTTGATGTAACATAGTTTATGTTAGTTGCAGTAGTATATTTCGTAACTC